CCAAGAGCAGCCAAGAGCAGCCAAGAGCAGCCAAGAGCAGCCAAGAGCAGCCAAGAGCAGCCAAGAGCAGCCAAGAGCAGCCAAGAGCAGCCAAGAGCAGCTAGCAGACGCACGAGAATCGTTTGTGAGCGATTTTATGAGGTTACCCTATGCCTACCCATAGGTTAGATAGGGCGGACAGCTTAGAACGTCGATACTTTCGAATAGGCAATAAAAAAGGGCGCTCTCGCGCCCTTCAAAATACTACTGATGGTTAGGGATTAATCAAGTTGTTCAAGTGCCAGAAATAGCTTGTCAATTTGACGTTGAATCTGTGCTGCTGTTAATGGTTTCGATTCACTATTATTAGATTTCGTGGGTTTAGTTGAGATTTTAACCGGTTCTTTTTTGGTGATTTTTCGAGTTTGAATTGTCGTAGACTTCTTCGATTTTTCGTCGGTTAAACCCTTCAATTTGTTGAACTTTAAAATTACCTTTTTAATTTTAGCTTCTGATACTTTGTCTTGCTGTAGGAGTTTAACTAATTCATCCGATTTCAGCAGCAAATGTTTGAAAGCTTCGCGAAAAATATCCGAAAATTTAGCCGGATTTGTTCCCATTTCTTGGATGTCACCGTGCGTGAGTGGCTTGTCCATTGTGGCGGTTTCGATGGATTTTCCCATTTGTTTAAACAACCTATAGTTGGTGGATTTCAGCCCTACATTTTTGAGACCTAAATCGCTGAAAAGTAACGCGACACCTATGTTTCCGGCACGAAATTTAATTTGATTAAACGTAGCCGCCTTAGTCGCAGATATCGAACTAAAATCAAAGTTTACATTGTTCATTTTTCTAATCCTAAGTAGTTGATTATGGTGACTAATTTCACCTCAAAGCATCCTAAAATACTAGGATGCTTTAGGCTAAAATTAATACCACTCGAAAAAGTCGCTTAACACTTGGTACGCTTTCCAATCGAAATCACTGTACGATTGAGAATCATAACGCTTCATTAATTCTTTTTTGATACCATTTTGTCCAATTTCATAGTCTCGGGTAAAATAAAATCCGCCGGACAGCCCTCGTGTGGAATCATAGAAGTAGACATCTACGAACAACGTATGGTCGAACAGTGCTTGATTATCACTATATATACTATAAGCCACCTTTATCAATTGTCCCGTAGGCCCATACCATCTTCCGGTTTGAAACTCAAAATTTTTAAACATATTGTAGCAAGTGTCGTAGGTAACCTGTTTCATTCTCCCATACTCCCGGTCGTCGCTGGCAAATCCAGCAAGCAAAGTTAACCATAAGTAAACAAGCAGTGCAACATTTATTTTTTCCTGTTTAATTTCAAGAGGTTAACGAGTACTGATGAGTACCTACTAGCACTCATTAGCACTATAATTAGCGTCAAATTGTCGAGTCTCTATATATATAGAGTAGTCATTGAAGCTCCGGATTCTAGACAGACTCTGAAGAGTCTACAATTAGTTCGTAAGCTGTTGAAATATAAGAGGTTCCCCTACGAGAATGAGAAAGTTCTTGACATCTGGGAGTCGTTGTGCTACGCGGGGCAGGAGACCACCCCCCCTCCCCCCTATATATACTAATACTCAGACATTTTGCAGAATTTCTAAATGTCAAGTAGGTGTTAATGACTTGATGCTCTATCGTGGTCCTCCATCTCTTTTTCTAATTCTTCAAATTTCTCTTCTAAATCTTTTATTTCTTCTTTAATATATTCTATGTTGATATCTTGTACAGCATCATCTGGTAACGCTCCAAGCTCACCTCTCGGCCACTTGATTCTGAACTCTGTGTTCATTCCACTTGAGTCTTGCATTCGCACCACGTCTAATTCAAGTTGTGCTATTTTGCCCTGAAGTGAAAAGTAAACAGTTGCGATAGTCATTATCATGATAACAATTCCAACTAACGTCTTCATATCTAGATTGACTTTACCTGTTTCTGATATATCAATTCCCTTTTCCATAGTGTACTCCTCAAGAGGCTTACTCAGTCCTCTACGCTTACTGGTAACGTTAGTGAAACGACAAAGAACTTAAGTTGAATTTAGAGCGGGTTTGGGCGGGTCTTTGAAGGCTACTTTAGGTAGTTAACGGAGGAGGCCGCAATAGCTATTATAGGGTTCATTTGAGTAGTTGTCAAGTTTTTTTTAAAAAACTACTTGACAAACCTCATATGCGACCCTATACTGTACACACAATGAAGACTCAACCTAAAAACATATTAAACAAAAGGTAAAGTATTGAAAACTGATAAACAATTAACAACTAAACAAGAAAACTTTCTTGAACATTTACTTGAAACGGGAGGTGATTCTAAAAAGGCTGCGGAGCTTGCTGGGTACACAACGCACTGGTACGTAGTAAAATCACTAAAAAATGAAATCATAGAACTTGCTGCGACCATTCTGGCCCAGTCAGCTCCGAAAGCCGCTCAAAAGCTCGTAAGTGTAATGGAATCTGATGAGCCTATTCCTCAAGCAAGTATGCGAATACAGGCTGCACAGACAATTTTAGACCGTATAGGGTTAGGTAAGAAAGATACTTTGGATGTAAAGCACGAAGTGACAGGTGGAGTTTTTATACTACCTGCAAAAGAGGAGATAATCATTGAGGCGTAAGAAAGGACCACTTCCATTTGGTTATTCAGCAACTTCTGATGGCTATTTGAAAGAAGTCCCAAACGAACTGGAAGCACTCGATAAAATAAAGGATTTAGTAAATGACGGTTCTATTTCTTTACGTGACGGTGCTACCTGGGTTGCCCATAAAACAGGGCGTTACATAAGCCATCAGGGACTCAAGAATGTCATCAGAGAGCGATTCACTGACACTTAGCCCCGACTGGGAGATTAATCCAAGTAGGTATCTTACGAATGACTGCGGAAGCTTTGTTCTAAAGAAAGACGGAACTCCTCGAAAAAAAGCAGGAAGAGAGAAAGGCTCAAAAGGTAGAGGCTACGCTTACCAAGCTCGAACAAAAAGTAGAATGGAAGCCACGCGAGCTGTGCGTAGTAAACAAAAAAGAGTGAATGCGGTTGAAGCGAGACTCAAAAGACAACGAAAAGCTCTCAGCAACTCGAAAGAACTTTTAAATAAGTTAGATAACAAGACAGTTAAGACAGGAAAGATTGTTACGGGAGAGTCACTAAAAGCAGCTTCTTTAAATGTACAAAGAGAAATTGCACAGGCAGATGTAGTCTTTCGACCTAACGATGGTCCTCAAACAGATTTTTTAGCGGCTCCAGAAATAGACGTTCTGTATGGTGGAGCAGCAGGTGGTGGTAAGTCCTATGCCATGCTCGTAGACCCTTTGAGATACGCACATCGTGCAGCTCACAGAGCTTTAATACTCAGACGCTCGATGCCAGAACTAAGAGAGCTTATAGATAAATCAAGAGAACTTTATCCACAAGCTTTTCCCGGCTGTAAGTTTCGAGAGGTAGAAAAGCTTTGGAACTTTCCGAGTGGTGCGAAAGTGGAGTTCGGCTTTCTAGAGCGAGATGCTGATGTTTATCGTTATCAAGGTCAAGCTTACTCGTGGATAGGCTTTGATGAAATTACTCATCTTCCAACAGAGTTTTCTTGGAACTACTTAGCGTCACGATTGCGTACAACAGATTCGGAGATAAAACCCTATCTTCGTTGTACAGCAAACCCAGGAGGAATTGGTGCACATTGGGTTAAAAAACGATATGTGACACCTATGATTCCAAACGAACCTTTTGAAGGCGTAGATGGACTCTCAAGAAAATTTATTCCTGCAAGACTTGAGGATAACCCGTATCTTTCTTACGATGGAAGATATGAAAAAATGTTACAGGCTTTACCAGAAGTACAACGTAGACAGCTCTTAGAAGGTAACTGGGATATTACAGAAGGTGCAGCATTTACAGAATTTGATTCAAATGTTCACATCATAACTCCTTTTGATATTCCACTAGGATGGGAACGATTAAAAGGAATTGATTATGGGTATGCTTCTGAAAGTGCTTGTATTTGGGGTGCTGTTGACCCTACCGATGGTACTTTAATTATTTATAGAGAGTTGTATCAAAAGAACTTAACGGGTGTTGACTTAGCGAGTGTTATAACTCGCATGGAAGTACGAGACCCTTACAGTGTTCAAGGCGTACTGGATACTTCGGCTTGGGCGAGAACTGGCACTACGGGGCCAACCGTAGGTGAAACCCTACAACGTGCAGGTCATAAGCTTCGTAGAGCAGATAAAAATCGTATCCAAGGAAAAATTCAAATCCATGAATATCTTCGAGTACAGCAAAGCGGAAGGCCACGATTACAAATATTTAATGTTTGCCCTAATCTGATACGCGAACTCCAAGGCATTCCTCTGGATAAGAGTAATCCTGAAGATGTCGATACTCACGCGCCTGACCACGCTTACGATGCATTACGCTACTTAATAATGTCAAGACCGCGTATGAATGACCCTTATAACCAACTTAGACATTTACACTTACAACAGGCTTATACGCCTTCTGACACTACATTCGGATACTAAATAGGAGATATAAAAATGGCGAATCCAGTTTTTGATATTAGAAACACAGGCCGAAACTCGGCGCGGGCAGTAGATGTCCAAGAACTAGCTGACCACATCTGTACCTCATGGACTTCTGCAACAACGGGAACCATTGCAGTTACCGCAGATGCAACATACGATGTTTCGTTGACGCAGCCAGCGGATACGATTATTCGTAATCTGATTGCTATTCCGGCGGGTAATATTGTTACTGCGGGTGCTAGTGGTGATGACGTAGATTTTGATTTAGGCACAGCAGCAGGTGGTGGTCAGGTAATCGACGAAAAGGCTATTCTAGATGATGGAGGCGCAGCAGTAACTTGGACGGCTAATGCACCTTTGTACATTATTCAGAACTCTCACGGTCATGCTGCTAATGCCTTTGTAGGTACGGGGGTAACGGCAGGTGTTGTAGGTGGACCAGCGACTTCGGAAGCGATTGTAATTGCTTCGACGTTGTACTCAGCGGCTGCTCGAACTCTATATGCCCGTCTGAAACCTTTAGCTAATGACCTAGCGACGGGTGCAACCACAGTAACTTACTTAGTTGAGTTCTTGCATCTTGGTGTGTTACCGGATTAACAACATATGAGCGATATAATTCAGTGGGTTCTTATCATTTTGCTTCTGATGTCAGTTTTCTTTCTTCACGGAAAGAAATAAAAGAGATTTTAATATATGGCTGAAAACGAAGAAAATTCTTTAACCTCTAACGAAATTTATTTTTCGGATGTAGAGAACGAGCACGGTATAGAATTAACGCTAGACGAAAGTCTTCGTAATAACTTAGTTGCTCTGCTTCTTGACCGCTTTACGTCGGCAAGGTCTTCAAGAGACCAAGATGAAGGACGGTGGTTAACGGCTTATCACAACTACCGTGGACTTTACGGTAAGCAAGTACGTTTTCGAGAATCTGAAAAATCAAGAGTATTTGTGAAAGTTACAAAAACAAAAGTCTTAGCAGCTTTTGGTCAGCTAGTAGATGTTATATTTGGTGGAAACAAATTTCCTATAGGTGTATCAGAAACGAGGGTACCAGAGGGGATTGAAGAACACGCCAACTTTAATCCTTCTCTGGAAACCTCACTGCCTAAAACTCCAGAAGAAACTGAGGAGACTGAGGAAACTGAAAATCCTTTTGATGTAGGTTACGAAGGGGATGACCGAGTATTAAAAGCTGGAGCAACTTACGGCTCAGGTAAATTTGAAGTAGTCCAACCTACACAAGAATTAAATATGGAAGAAGGTCTGAGTCCTTTACCAGAAGCATTAGAAGTACACCCTGCACAAGCAGCGGCAAGAAGAATGGAAAAGCTTATACACGACCAAATTGAAGAGTCCAATGGCTCGTCAGAGTTACGTTCAGCTCTTTTTGAATGTTCACTTTTTGGTACAGGAATTATAAAAGGCCCCTTTAACTTTAATAAAACGCTAAATAGGTGGGAAGAAAGTGAAGACGGCGAAAGAGTCTTCAAACCTGTTGATGTAAGAGTTCCTCGTATTGAGTTTGTTTCTATCTGGGATTTTTTTCCAGACCCTAATGCTACAAGTATGAATGAAGCAGAGTTTATTTTTCATCGACACAAGTTTAATCGTACACAACTTCGAAGTCTTGGAAAGATGCCCTACTTTAATCGAGATGCTATTCGAGAATGTCTTAAAATGGGACCAAATTACGTAGAGCAGGATTACGAACATGCGCTTAGAGATGATTCTGTTTCGGCTGAGCATACTTCGGGACAGTTTGAAGTTCTTGAGTATTGGGGAGTTATGGACGCAGAATACGCTCGTGAAGTAGGAATGGACCTTTCCGAAGATGTAGATGACTTAGACGAGGTACAAATAAATGCTTGGCTTTGTAATGGACAACTTTTGCGTTCTGTCGTTAATCCTTTTACTCCTTTCCGAGTTCCTTATCAATCCTTTCCATATGAAAGAAATCCATACAGCTTTTTTGGAATTGGTGTCGCGGAAAACATGGATGACTCGCAGCAAATAATGAATGGACACGCTCGAATGGCTATTGACAATCTAGCTCTTTCTGGTTCATTAGTGTTTGACGTAGATGAAACAGCCCTTGTAGGCGGTCAAAGTATGGAGATTTACCCCGGTAAAGTCTTTAAAAGACAAGCAGGTGTACCTGGAACAGCGATTAACGGTTTAAAGTTTCCGAATACCTCTACAGAAAACATGATGATGTTTGACAAGTTTCGACAGCTTGCAGACGAACAAACAGGAATTCCTAGTTACTCACATGGTCAGACAGGTGTTCAAAGTATGACAAGAACAGCATCGGGTATGTCAATGCTCCTCGGCGCGGCTTCGTTGAACATTAAAACAGTAATTAAAAATCTTGACGATTTTCTTTTAAAGCCTTTAGGAGAATCTTACTTTCAATGGAATATGCAGTTTCTCGAAAAAGTTCTAGGAGTTACAGGCGACCTTGAAATTAAAGCAACGGGTACCAATAGTTTGATGCAAAAAGAAGTAAGGTCACAACGTTTGACGATGTTTCTTCAGACAGTTCAGAACCCTGCGGTTGCACCTTTTGTGAAGATGAACAAATTAATTTCTGAGTTAGCTTACAGCCTAGACTTAGACCCTGATGAACTGCTAAATGACCCTGAAGAAGCGGCGATTATGGCTCAAATTATAGGAATGCAAAATGGAAAAATCACAGGCGAAAAAGCTTCTGCCCCTAATCAACAACTTGGAGGCATGGGAGGCCCTGAAGCAGCACCTGAAGGACCAACAGAACTTGGAGCTACGGGTACTGGTGGGGGCAACATCGGAACTGGAGTTGTACCGCAGTCAGGGGAGAATGAATTCTCTGGAACGCCTAGAGCAGTTGAAGGATAACGTGAAAGCAGCACTTGAATCAAAAGATGAAGAACACCTAACAATTCGACAAGGAGTCAGGTATGCGTAAAAAGAAAGATACAACCAAAAAATCAAAGCGTAATTATCGTTATGAAGGTGGTTCTATCATGGTTCCTGTGGAACGTGCTGAAAGAGCGGAAGAACTGGATGATATGGAGAACATGGAACTTCCTTTAGAAATGGAAGACACACAGGAAGAGCTTCCAATGGAAGAACTAGAGGATACTTACCCAAATGCGACTCTAGAGGAAATAGAAGCCGCACAGAAGCCCGACGAAGAAATGGAAGACGACCACATAGTTTTTATTCTAACAGAAGCCTTGGCATTAGAGGAACGAGAATATTTAATGCAAACGTTAGAAAACGACCAAAAGCTTAGCGACATTTTTGACAAAGTAGTAGGAACGGCTGCTGAGTTTTCCGGGGAAGGAGAAGTTGAAGGCCCCGGCACTGGTATATCAGACTCAATACCCGCACGTTTATCGGACGGAGAGTTTGTGATGACTGAAAAAGCTACTGAAGAATTAGGCGCAGATAATCTACAAATTATGATGGATGATGCTGAACGCGCCTATGACGGTGGTGTGATGAGAAAAAAGCGTTATCTTGGAGGTAGTATTACAGATAACGAAGAGGAGCTAGGATTGGAGAGTTCAGATAGCACTGACGACGAAATACGAAAGTTAATGAGTCTGAAAGCTAACAAAACTCCAAGTCTTAGATAATTTTAATTTACGGCTACCTTGACAAGCCAAGCCCCATAAATTTTTCTTAGGCCAATAGAAAAAATGAGTATGGCTACCTTGCAGAGTACAAGCCCCGTAGGAGATATATTATGAGTGAAATAAACCAAGTAGAGGAGAAAACACCAAATCCGTATAACATGAATAAGTCTTGGCATAAGCCGGATGGCCCTCGTGTGGATACTGCGGACCAGATGTTTTTTGAAAGACCACAGCAACAGGCTACCCCCGAAGATGACGAGGCCCCTGAAGAAGAAAGAACTGCGGCTCCTAAGAAACGTACTAATTATAAAAAAAGATATGATGATTTGAAGCAGCACTACGATAACAAGGTAAATGAGTTTAAACAACGTGAACAGCAGTTGTTGGCACAAACAACACCTACTTACACAACTCCCAAAACTCAAAAGGATTTGGAAAAGTTTAGACAAGATTACCCTGATTTGTACGATACGGTAGAAACTGTAGCACACTTACAAAGTGCAGAACAAGTAAATCAACTTCAAGGTCAGTTGGAAGCTATTCAAGAACGTGAACATCGCATTGTTCGTCGCGAAGCGGAAGCAGACTTGATAGCTAAACATCCAGATTTTGATGAGATTAGAGGTTCTGATTTTTTTCATGAGTGGGCGGAAACACAACCAGAGCAGATTCAGGCTTGGATTTATAACAATCCTGATAATTCTCAGCTTGCTTCAAAAGCCATTGACCTTTTTAAATTAGAAAATGGGATAAAAACTCAAACTAAATCGCAGTCCAGAGCACAGAATCAAGGTTCAGCAGCCGATATGGTTTCAACCAAAACAAAAACCATTGACGCCAGGGAACCTAAAATTTGGACTGAACGGGAAATCGCTGCAATGTCTTTAGACCAGTTTGATAAGTATGAAGAAGATATACGACAAGCTTTGGCTGAAGGCAGAGTAGTACAATAATACTCAATCTAGGAGGTCAACAATATGGCTTATAATCAATCAGACCAGTTTTTTGAACCAAGTACAGATACGAATGCCAACTTTGGTAACTCTGTAAGTGGTCAGAATAATTCTTTCTTTCTACCTAAAGTTTATTCTAAGCAGGTTCTAAACTTTTTTCGTAAGTCTTCTGTAGCGGAAGCAATTACGAATACGGACTATGCGGGTGAAATTAGCAACTTTGGTGACAGTGTACGAATTATCAAAGAGCCGGAAATTACTGTTTATCAGTACGAGCGTGGTGCAGATGTTACCGCCACTAAACTAACTGACCAAGAAGTTACATTGGTCGTTGATACAGCAAACGCCTTTAAATTCATTGTTGACGATATCGAAAAAAATATGTCGCATGTAAACTGGCGAGACGCAGCAACATCTGCGGCAGCTTACGCTTTGCGTGACGCTTTCGATGAAGGTGTAATCGCTGTGATGTTTGCTGGTGTATCGGCGTCGAGTCCTAACCATATTCTAGGTTCGGACAATGCAACTGACCTTGCTGCTGGTACCTTCGATGGTACTGGTAACTTGGACATTGGTTTTGGGTCTTCTGAGCATGACCCTATTGACGTTCTTTCTCACATGGCCCGTCTTCTCGACGAGCAGAATGTGCCGGAAGAAGGACGCTGGTTTCTAGCGAATCCAGAGTTCTATGAGGTGCTTGTTCAAAGCTCTTCGAAACTTCTGTCAGTAGATTATAATGCTGGGCAAGGTTCGATTCGTAATGGTCTAGTCAGCTCTGGTAAGCTACGTGGATTTAATATGTATAAAACCAACAATATCGCTTCTACCTCTAACGCGGCTGGTAAGTGTATTGCTGGACATATTAGTTCGACAGCTACTGCTCAGACTATCACTAGCACGGAAGTTATTCGTGACCCTGATAGCTTTGGCGACATTGTACGTGGTCTTCACGTCTATGGCGGTAAAGTCCTACGGGCCGGTGCCCTCGCGTCAGCGTTCTACGGAATCGACTAACCGTAACTAGGTAAGGGGGTCTTTTACGCTGCACTACAAGTTTTCGCGTAAGAGTCCCCCAAGCCTTTTAAGGAATTTTTAAAAATGCCACAACTAGGAAGTAACGAAAAACCTTTTGTAATGAGTACTGGTACAAAAGTTAGCAAAGAAAGTCGCTTTCGAAAGAATTTTAATAAATCAAAATACGATGAAAATTATAGTCGTATTTTTAAGAAAGAGTCTATAGGAAAGGAGAAACTAAAATGATGCAGATGTTACCGCCATTTAGCCAAATGGAGATGTATCCCGAAGAAAAAAAAGTACCTGATGGTCAACAAGACCACCAGAGTATTTTTGAACTAGAAAATAAATTTGATAACTCAGGGCACAAGCAAGGAGTTAAATATAATTACGAGCAACGGATGAAAACAGTAGGATATTAATCTATGGCTACGACTTACCTTCAACTGGCTAATGAACTTTTAAGAGAGCTAAATGAAGTAGAATTAACTGCTGCTAATTTTGCTGACTCTAAAGGTATTCAGACTCACGCCAAAGACCTTGTAAATAGGTCTTATCTTGATATAGTAACCGAGGAACCTCAATGGCCCTTCTTAGCTGTTGGCGAGTCAGGTGCGACAGACCCAATGTATGGTAATACTTATATTGAAACTGTTGCGAACACTCGTTGGTACGAATTAAAAGCGGCTGCAAGTAGTATAAAGGATGATTATGGTTCCGTAGATTGGGATAATTTTATGCTTACAACTGTAGGTGTAAGTGGCGAAAGTGCGCCTTATACTATTCGTAATTTACGATATACAAGTATAGAAGAATGGAAAGATTACTACAGACTCGGGCAAAATAAAGATGACGCAAACCAAGCAAACGGTGGCACACCTTCAAGAGTAATTAAAAGTCCTGATAATCGAAAGTTTGGACTATCACCTATTCCCGACCAAGTGTACCGTATCTGGTTTTATGCTTTTAATCTTCCTACAGAACTGTCCGCGTATGGAGATGAAATAGTTTTTCCAGATTTGTATGTGCCTGTGCTTATAAATAGAGCAAGGTATTACATGCACCAATTTAAAGACAACGCACAAAATGCTGTTTTTTCTTTAGATGACTACAAGCGTGGTTTAAAAACAATGAAGCTACACCTACTAGACCCAACTCCTAATTATTTTAAAGATGACCGTATAAGGTTTATATAATGGCACAGTCACAACCATATGGTGTATCGTGTAAGGGCGGTTTAAACACTAATTTAAATCAGTTTGAAATGTTAGCACAGCCCGGAGTTGCTACAACTCTTGAAAACTTTGAAGTAGACTCTGATGGTGGCTATAGACGTATCAACGGCTTTGTAGCTTTTGGTGGTGACGACGCAACAAAACCAAATAGCACAAATGCTATTCTTGGTCTTTTTGTTTATGCGGACGGCCTTATTGCTTGCTCTGGAACAAATATTTATTTTACATTAGACGGAGAAACGTGGCTTCAAATTAATAAAGCCTCGGTAGCTGGAGGTGGGGATGATTATACTGCTTTTACAGGACGTTCTTCACTTGCGCGAACAAATCAAGCGCAATGTAATTTTACAGAATATGAAGGTGATTCTACTTACGGCGAAGTTGTGATTACAGATGAGTCTTCAGCTACAAAACCTTTTTATTTTAAAATGGCAGGTTCAGGCGCTTTAAGTAACCGCACTTATTTTGCAAAAGAAATTACAGTATCAGGCACTGTGTACCCCACAACTTGTATTGTTCACGATAGGCATTTAGTTGTCGCAGGAGACGACACTAATCCAAATACAATTTATTATAGCGGAACCGATGATATAGATGATTTTACAAGCACTGGTTCAGGTACGATTAAACTTGATGACAAAGTAATTGGCATTCGTTCATTTCGAAGCGACTTAGTAATTTTTTGTAAAAACAGTATATATAAACTTCAAAATATAAATAATAGTTCAACAATTGTTGTAGCTCCGGTAACAAAGAATGTAGGTTGTTTAGATAATCATAGCATTCAAGAAATTGGAGGTGACTTAGTATTTTTAAGCTCAGACGGTGTGCGGACTATTGCAGGAACATCAAGAATTGGTGACGTAGAACTTAGTTCGGTGAGCCGCCAAATTCAGCCCATAATAAATGATATAGCTAAAAAGATTAATACTTATGTAGTTGATAGTGTAGTTCTTCGACAAAAATCACAGTATAGAATTTTTTACACAACTATTACAGAAGACTCGTCGGGAGCCAAAGGAATTATAGGTTCGCTTACAAGCAACGGTTTTGAGTGGTCAGAAACAAAAGGTATTCAATGTAGAGCAGTTACGTCGGGATTTAACTATGCTGGTGTAGAAAAAGTATACCACGGTGATAGTGACGGCCATGTTTATATACATGATTCTGGAAATGCTTTTTATCATTCAGGTTCTTCAGCAAACATTAGAGCAACATATGTAACACCTAATTATGATTTTGGAGACTTTGGAACTCGAAAAAATATAAATTATGTAAAAATTTCTATTAGTCCTGAAGGAAATTGTACCCCTACATTACGTGTAAGATATGACTATGAAGATACATTACGTCCTCAACCCGATGATTATAATCTTAGCGCTATTCCGTTACCCTCTCTTTTTGGAGAAGGCACTTTTGGAACATCGACTTTCGGAGGAACTAATGACCCTATGGTAAGACAGGCGGTACAAGGAAGTGGATTTACATCTAGCTATAGAATACGGACAGAGGATGTAAAGGCCCCCTATGCTATTAATGGTCTTTACATAGACTACACCCCGACGAATAGGAGATAATTTGAATGGCTAGTTACACAAGACAGAGTTCGTTTTCAGATGGAGATACAATAACCGCAGCGTTATTTAATAATGAGTATAATCAACTCTTAAATGCTTTTGCTTATGCTTCTTCAAGCACAACGGGGCACCGTCACGACGGAACTACTGCTGAAGGCGGTAATATTCATACAATAGGCGACCAAGATTTTTTAAATAAAATTGTAGCGGATAGTACAAATAATCGTTGGGGAGTTTTTGTACAGGTTTCAAGTTCGGCAGTAGAACAAATTAGAATATCTGATGGCGTTGTTTCACCAGTTACAGATAACGATGTAGATTTAGGAACATCTTCTTTAGAATTTAAAGATTTATTTATCGACGGTACAGCTCATATTGATACTTTAGATGTTGATGTCAATGCTACAGTTGCTGGTACATTAGGAGTTACAGGAGCTTTAACAGGTTCTAGCACTATTCAAGGTACTACTATAACCGCGACAACCGCTTTTGTACCTGATGCTTCTGACGGCGCTGCACTCGGAACAAGCGCATTAGAGTTCTCAGATTTATTCTTAGCCGATGGAGCAGTTATAAATTTTGGTGATGACCAAGATGTTTCACTAACTCACGTAGC